CTCTTTCAGCTCCTTATATTAAAATACCTGAAGTAACATATGATGTAGATGGAACTGCAACATCGTTTTCATTTTGGATGAAATTAGCTTCTACTTTTGATAGTACTGCAGCTTCAAATTGGTCTACTATATTAGGTAATAGTGGTGATAATGGATTTAAATGGATTGTATTAAAATCTAATAGAGCTGAATTACATATTGAAGGTGATACTAATACTGATTTGGCTAAAGGAACTTTTACTGCATTAACATTAGGTACTTGGTATCATTTTGCAATAGTATGTGATGGAAGTGGTGGTGTTGTTATATATAAGGATGGAGTGACAACTGGAGTTACTATGGCTGATGGTGGTACTATTGGAGTAAACTTAACTATAAATCAGATAGGCAGGTCTAGTGCTAGTACTTATGAATTTGATGGTGCATTAGATGATATACTGATATATGATGGGAAAGCATTAATAGCAGCAGAAGTATTAAGAAATTATAACGCAGGTAAAAGGAGTCACAGATAATGGCACATTATGAAATGTATTTTTGTATACCTAGCAGTGCATTTAATAGTGCTGTTGGGACTAAGATAAAAGAACTATATCCAATAGTAGAATCAGTAGATGAGGATACTGGAGAGGTAACTTATGTATCAGCACCTACATGGCATGAGATGATATTTGCAGGTAAGCTAGGTGCTCCTAGATACTCACATGATAAAGCTTATGTTATAGTTAAAGGTGAGTGGTCTATGAAAGAAGGAGTGTTATCAGAACTTATTGCACTTGGTGCTAGTAAAAGTTATCCCAATTTTAGTATACTAACAAAGTCTGAGGCACAAACTTTAGCAAGTAGTTCTACATTTACAGGAGAATAATATGCAGAAACTTATTAAGGCGGTTAAATTATCCGAGGGATTTAGAGATAAGGTCTATAAGGATACTTTAGGTATTGATACTATAGGATATGGGTTTGCGATAAAGGACCTTATTTTAGATGAAGATATATGTGATATGATATTAGAAAGAAAATTAGAAGTTTTAGTGAAAAAAGTTAATGATAGATTTAAATTTATAGAGAATTTGCCTGAAGAGGCAAGGGAGGTCGTCTATGAGATGGCTTATCAAATGGGTGTATCGGGAGTTTCTAAATTTAAAAGATTTTTGCAAGCATTAGAAAAGAAAGATTATGGCTGGGCTGCTATTGAAATGCTTGATTCAAGGTGGAGTAAACAGACTCCAAATAGAGCTAAAAGATTAAGTGATACAATAAAAGGTTTAAAATGATTGACAAGAAGATATCGTTAGGTACAGTAGTCACAATACTAACAATACTGGCTACATGCATATATACTCAAGGCATTATGTCAAACAAAGTGGACTCTTTTGAAATTGATACCAACACCCACTCTGTAAAGATAGATAAGAACATTGAGTCTATACAAGAGTTAGAGGTAAGTGTCGCAAAAATAGAATCTAAGATAGATGAGGGGTTTAAGCGACTAGAAACCCTTATCATCGAGAACTAAGAGGATTAAAATGATAGATACTTTAAAAAATGTTGGTATAGGAACTGGTGGGTTTGCCGTTCAATTTATGAATGGTCTCCCCGACTTTCTTAAGATTGGTATAGGACTTGTCACTTTATGTTACTTGATAATTAAAATTAGGAAAGAATATCGGTAGACGAAAAAAAGATAAGGGTGTGGTTAAACGGGCTATAGTAACTCCTGATAAACACTTCCCTTTGCACGACCCAGATGCTATTAGCGTACTCAAGCAAACAATTGAAATAGTTAAACCCGATATTTATATAGATTTGGGGGACATAGGTGAATGGTCCGCTTTTAGTGCATGGAAATATAAACGTAAGAAAGCTCCCCCTCTAGAGTTTATGGTCCCAGAGATGGAGCATGATATTGCAGAAGTTAACGATGGAATGGATTGGATTGATGAATCGCTGGATAAGGCTAATTGTAAAGAAAAGTATATTACCGAGGGTAATCACGACAACTGGTGTAATATGGCTGTTGAGAAGTACCCATATATCCCGCAGTACAAATTCGCCAATTCAGTTCGTCTTAGCGATAGAGGATATACTTACTATCCTTTTGGTAAGCATCTTAAGATAGGAAAGTTATACTTCTATCATGGTCATCAGTTTGGTGGTCAGTATCATGCAGCAAATCATTTAAGAAAGATGGGTTGCAATATAATGTATGGGCATTGGCATGATTTACAACAGCATTCTATGACTCACATGGATGGACCTAAGTCTGCATGGAGCATGGGATGTTTAAAGGATATGAGTCCAGAGGCTAATGGATGGCTTAATAATAGAAATCATAACTGGTCACATGCATTTGCGATAGTAGATTATTATGAAGGTGGACATTTCACTGTTCATGTAATACAAATAATAAATGGTAAAACCTCATTGTGGGGTGAATTAATAAGAGGGTAATATGTTTGAATGTGCTGGATTTATATGTTTAATTGCTATTCTAGGGTTTGTTTATAATTCTTTCTTTAAAAATTAATGGATTTCTTAGTAATACTTGAACAGTATGGAATCCCGATTTGTGTAGCAATTGCTTTTGGATTCTTCATTTGGAGGCAGAATCAGTTTATCCAAGATACCTTAATGGAAGAATTAGAAGAATCTTTTACTAGGTTAGAGCAAATTAATATAAAGCTTATAGATGCTATAAAAAAGATGCAAATCGCATTAGCTGAAAAAGAATCTAAGATTAGTGCAATTATAGAAATTATGGCTAGTTTAAGTGGAAATGGATTAAAAAAAAAGTTTGGCAAAAAAAAAGATAATGAAGAGTGGTAATGTTTCCAGTTTTAAAAATATTAACTCCAAAGGTTCTTAAAGCTATTATGTCTTATGTATTTGAGGAAAACAATCTAGACCAACAAATGGGCTCTGTTAGAGCTAGGTTAAAAAAGTTAGAGAAAGATTCTCATCCTCCACGAAGTTATATAGTATGTGATAAGTGTAGTTATAAAATAAAACAGTACGAAGGTACAGACTAAGGAGAATAATATGAGCTTTTTAAAAGATATGATTAGTGAGCACAAAGAAGATATTATCAATAAGATATTTGATGATGAGCTTCAAGAAAGAATCGTTTCTAAATTAAATGAGCGTGTTGACATTCCCATTATATCTGAAAAAACAGAAGCTAAGATACTAAATGCTATCTATGATTCTATTGAAGATGTAGTTAAGGAAGTCATGTTAGAAAAATTATAATAGTTTTTGGAAAATGTTATAAAGATATGCGGTCATTACTATAAGGTTAAATTTGTAGAAAACTTAACCAACTCTAGTGGTGACCATCACGCATGGGGAAGAATCCATCCTGGAAGACAGACTATCGAGATAGAGTTAGACTCCACAAAAAGTAAGAAAAAAGAATCCCTAGTACATGAAGTCCTTCACGCAATAGAGTCTAGTATTGATTTAGGGCTTGGGGAAATGGAGATATGTGTCTTGGCTAACACTCTGTTTCAATTAGGGTTAGGGGACGTGCTGATTGAGAAACTAGATATCCCTGAACTTTAACTATCGTTCATTAAAGAAATCTATATTATTTATCTCTTCAATAGCTTTCATTGCTATATCTGGTCTCCCAGACTCATGGATAGCTTCAAGAGCTTCCATTGCAACAATAAGCTTTTTTCTAGTCTTAGAGATAGTATCAGCTAACATGTTTTTTTCTGTTTCCAGCTGAAATATATATTCGCTTGTCATTATTAACTCCATTTATTAAAGAATGAGACCAATATCCATTAGGAATGATTATATGTTTAGGATATTTTATATCAAATTTAAAAAGCGGTGTGTGTGTTATTCTTGTCATTCCCATGTAGTTCTCCATTACTTTATATGTTCTAAATTTTCATTTGTTTCTTTTAAATAATACGCCATTACAATAGCATCTGCTGTGTCTAGCGTCACTTTTATCTCTGGGTGGTATTCTATTGCTATTTCTTTTAATTTTCTTTTTCTATCTCCCTTTACTTTAGGTAGAGGTTGAAACATTTTCATCCATTTTTGAGGAGATACCTCAATATAAGGGATACACATAGAAGCTAGTATCCCTTGCCATTGACCAAAGTTATTCCCAAACTTAAATGTAGAGGAAACACCTTGATTAGGAAAACTATGTACATGTTCGAGTATAGCAATTGTATCCTCAGAAGTTATTTCATATAGGAGGTCAGACATCTCTTTGACGGTGGGTGGACATTTATATGCACTTAAGATATTCTTATCTAAAAGGGCAATCCCTCCTTTAATTCCTGGGTCGATTGCGAGGTATTGTTTTCTACCTTTTTCTTCCATTTATGTTTCCTTTGATTTAACTCTATCGCTAATTCATTAGCTCCAGATGAACAATCTATTTTATTTTCCCTAGAAAACGAATAAAGCATTTTGTTAGGCTCTACAACTGGCATATTAGAACTCCAGTTTTTTCTAGCTTCACAACTACACCTTCCTATTACAGAAGTATAGCAATATTCACCTTCTGGTAGATAATTTAAGGAACATATTATACTTTTCCCAATAAAAACCCCCATGACTGCCCCAGTGTTTCCACATAAATCACAATCATCAGAGTTAATATGCCTATCTATCTTATTTTCAAAACTGCCATATTTAGCTAATATATCTTTACACTTAGGTAATGCATCCCTTTCATTGGAAAGCTCTGTAATAGACCTAGTTAAGAGCGTTATATCGCAATTCTGTAGTCTTTTAACATAGTGTTCTACTAAAGGTTTGTTTTTATAAGGGTCCCTATTAAAATCTAAGAATAGTTCGCTTATGATTTCTATTTTAGTCATAATTTATCCGTATTTTTTTAGTTTATTTAACCAGTCCGTCTGGTTTTTGGTGTTACTATAATTACCTTCTAGTATCTTAATCATGTTTTTTGGTTGTATAATCCAGTCAAATGTAGCACTCCATTCATCGCTCCTTCCAGATAGGAAATCAGACTCATTTATTTTAATAAAGTAATCATCCCAAAATGATTCATCTGGATGTTCTTTAATTCGTGCCGTTAAGTTAGAAAGCCTTGAGCCTTTAATATTTATAACTTTTGGTATAGTTGTATCTTTAAAAATATCATTCCATTTCTTATGTATATATTCTATAGTATTATTATATTTATTATTAGCTTTATTATTCTTTTTATTATTATGTAACGATTTTTCGTTATAGGTATCACGTTTTTTCGTTATAGGTATATTGTTTTTTAAGTATACCTTTCTCATATTTCCATTAGACCTATCAACATCTACTTTAATATAGCCACATTTACATAGACCAGACATCCACGTTGAGATTGTATTCTTTCCGACTCCATACAGGTCGGCAAAATACTTATTAGATGCCCAACAGTACCCGCTTTGGTTTGATAATGAAGTAATCTCTGCGTATAATAGCTTTTGAGAAGATGATAATTTCTTATCATATCTTACCTCTGCGGGTAATATAGCAAAATAGCTAGGCTCTGAGTTATCCTTTCTTTTCATCAAGAACATCTCCTAACTTCTTAGGGCCATTTGTTTTAGACTTTAATCTTTTAATAAGATTTTCTGCTTCTTGATATGTTATATCTTTTTCAACATAATCAAAGGTTGCATCTTTTTCGTCTGGGGTTAAAGAACATTCATCAGAAGATAACATACCTACAATGGTTGATTTTTGCTTATTCTCCATCATAATTTCTGGTAAATCCTCTCCTGCATAGATATATAGTCCAAGTCCATGTAAAGCAATAGCTTTAGCAAGACATCTTTGTATTGATGTATTTACTTGAAAAGCGTTTGGCTTTAATATGCTTTGGTTTCTATTATCTAGAACTGGATGAACTTGCGTTCTTATAATACCATCTACATCAACAGAAACTTGAACATATGTACCAGTTTCATTTCTCATAAATGGTTGGTCAACTCCATCTTTATCTTTGAAAATATGCACATTCCAAGTTGCATTAGGACATACCTTTAACAACTCTTGGACCGCATAACTCCAACTTAGATAATTGAAGTTACCTTTCTTCTCTACATACTTTTGCACGTTTATTTTATTAAGCGTAGCAAATGCACTACCTTTTTTGTCGGTCATAACTTCTCCTTTATTTAAATGGGCTACTCACAATAAAGCTTTCACCCATACTCCCTAATTACAATTTAAAATGGGATGTCATCGTCATTTTTTGCTCCACCTGAACTAGGATTTTCATCTTTTGGTAGATTAAAAGATAGCCCAAAGTATTTTGTTCCTTTCTTAGACTCATTTAACCATGCCGATATATAATAATCGGTTCCTCCAATACGAGCTTTACCTGTGTAATCGGGTCTCTTCTCATTGTCACCTTTGTCATTCTTGAATAGAGCTCCAGAATTATCTTTTTGTTCTATCATTGTTTTTCTCCTTCCATTTAATGTATTTTTTATTACGTTTATAATTGCTTCCAAATCCTTCTCTATAGGCACATGGGCTACATATTAATCCTAAGTAAGCATCAGTTAAAATGCTTTTCCAATGGTAAAATCTATGAGACATTTTATGTTTTTTACAAGCATCACACATCCTTGTTAATTTTAGTTTATCTGCTTTTAGATAAACAGATATATCATTGCTTCCCATAATAAATTTTATCTCTTCTTGATTTTATAGTATTAATACCTTTTTGACTTGGGGTCCACGTTCCAAAATCCATAGATACGCTTTTACCTATATTTTGTT